AATTATTAAAGGTGGAGGGAAAAAGGGGAAGAAACCTTTCCTCCACTTTTTATATAGTAGACTAAATTATTTTTTTATCATATAATTATATATGAAAATTATAGCAATATCAGACCTACATGGTCAATTACCAAATATTACAGAAACTGCAGAATGCCTCTTTATATGTGGAGATATTGTACCACTATACTGTCAAACTAACTCATGCGATTCGTTACGATGGTTAAATAAGAAATTTATGCCATGGTTAAGATCATTAAATATCACAGGAGATATCTTTATTATTGGAGGTAATCATGATTTTATATTTGAGAGAAAACCAAAAGAAGTAAAAGAATTATTACAATCATATAATAAAGTACATTATCTATGTAATGAAACATATGAATACTTAGCTGAAGATTGTGTAACTACATGGACTATATTTGGTACACCAGATTGTCATATATTCGGTAATTGGGCATTTATGTATGAACCTGAAACAGAAACAGAACATTTTAATAAAATGCCAGATAATGTAGATATTGTATTATCACATGATGCATGCTATGGTAGAAATGATGTATGTTTAGAAACAGTGCCATGGATAAAACCTAATAATCATATAGGAAATTATGAGTTATTACAAGTGGTTAAAAAGAAAAAACCTTTATACCAATTTACAGGTCATTTACATTCATCATCTCATGAATTAATAAATTATGATGGTACACAAACAGCATGTGTATCATTATTAGACGAACACTATAAAATGACTTATAAACCATTAATAATAGAAGTAACAAAATAAAATATATGGAAGATAAAAAAAGAAGATTTACAGATATTGACCCTTATACATGTGATCTTGAAACTCTTGAAAATGAAGTTAAAAGATTAGAAGGTATATCTGGATATTATGAAACTAAACAGCTTGCACTTAAAAAATTCATTAACTCTGTATACGGTGCAACTGCATCCAAATTCTTTATTGCACATAATACAGATATTGCAGAATCTATTACACTTCAAGGACAAGACCTTAATCATTACTCCGAAAATTCTGTAAATGATTACTTCAGTGGTATATTTCAAAATGATACTGAACTACATAAAAAACTTGGAATTTCTACAGAAGCTGCACAACAAGTTACAATAGATAAAGGTAAAACAACACCAATGAAAAAACTTGACTTAGATTATCTTAAAGGTGATGAATCCCTAACTTGTGCCGGTGATACTGATAGTGTCAGCGGAGACACACTGATATATGTAGAAGACGACAGCCAAATGCGAATTGATGACTATTTTAAGATTAGTAAGTTTTTAAATAAAGACATTGTTATTAAATGTGCAGATGGTTCAGAAATTGTACCAGTGAAAGGAGGTTGTACAATGGCAATAGATAATGATTTAAATTGTAAATTTAATAGTATAAATTATGTTATGAGGCATAAGGTAACAAAACCTAAATTTACAATTACTTCAAAGAGCGGTAAAAAGGTTGAAGTTACAGGGGATCATTCATGTATGGTAGTTAGAAATGGGGAGCTAATTTCTATTAAAGCCAAAGATATTAATAAAGATACAGATAAACTTGTTACATTAAAAAAAGTATTTAAAAATGTAGATCCATATACACATGAAGAGATATAATTAGGATAGATTTTTATCTGATAATTAGGTAATAAAATATCTTGAAAGTATACAAGTTAATAAGGATTTATATACATGTAAAAAATGTGATGGACTTATTAGATGGAATAATGCAGATTATTTTCTGACCAAATAGCCTTCTGAAAATGATGGTTTATTTGGTCAATTACGTTGTACAAAAACAGCAGCATTCTTAAATCCTCGAATTTATAATGGTCATTCTTATCATTTAGGATATTGTTATAAATGTGCATGTGAGTTGTTTCCTGAAATACCTGTTAGAAGATCACCATTAAATCCAGCTACAATTCGTTCTAAAGTACTTTATAATGTAAGTGATGAAGATTTTAAATCAATTACAACTAATGTGTGTAAACGTACATTAGAAACTTATATAGATAAATTTGGTGAAGATATAGGGAATGAAAAGTGGAAGCATTATTGTTATAAACAATCTCTTACAAATACATATGACTATAAGAAAGAAAAATATGGGTGGTCTAAAGAAGAGTTCAAATTATATAATAAATCGAGAGCTTGTACATTAAATAACTTTATTAAACGTTATGGAGAGGATAAAGGAAAAGCTCGTTGGAAACACTATATAGAGCGACAAAGTTACACTTGTTCTTTAGAATACTTTATATAGGAATATGGTGAAGATAACGGAGCTATAAAGTATAAAGAATTTGCAGACAAGAGGTTAACTGGTAGTGGTGGTAAAGGTTTTTCTTATATAGCCGATGAATTTTTTAAGTTATTATGTGATAAATTCTCGAAAAATAAAATATACACACATGCATTAGTAACAGGAGAGAAACTTATAGGAAAGTATCATTTAGATTACTATGACGAAACATTAAATATAGCAGTTGAATTTTATGGAGATTTCTGGCATGCTAATCCACTTATATATAAGGAAAATGATAGTATTTTAGGTGTTAGTGCATGTGAAATATGGGAAAGAGATAAAGCTCGAGAAAATGAAATAAAATAGAATGGAATAAAAGAAGTTTATATAGTTTGGGAAAGTGACTTTAGAAATTTTCCAGTAGAAACTTTAAATAAGTTAATTAGCAATTTTTAACTATATAAAGTTTCTTTATATATAAAATAATTTGTATATTTGCATAATTAATTAAAACTATAAAGTTATGTTTGATTTTTCAAAGGAACTTATTCAATCAGATACAGATAATGTATTAAAAGATATTGCACAGGATTTAATATTTAATAATACATTACATACATATACACCTCTTAGACATATAAAGAATGGAGATTATGTATTGTTGAATTATAAAGAGCTTTTGTGTTATCTCTTTAATAATAATGGTGACCCATATATAGTATTAAGTACTAAATATAACAGAGGTATAGCAACTTTTACAGATATGCAAGAGATAATGGAATATACTAAAAATACTATTATAAAGGATATAACGCTTTTATATAATACTTACATTAGTAGTAGAAACATTTATATTTTAAATACATATAATACTGAAAGTGAAAGTATAAATATTAGTATTAATATTGCTCAATTAATTATTAGTTTATATAAAGACTTAAGAATTAAACCAGTATTTCTTAAAAATACTAATGTAATTCCATTTGATGATACCTTTAATATTAATAATGTAAATAATAATATTAAAACATTATATTTAGATCTTGTTTCCGTAAGAGATGTAGTATTTAATAATAAATTATATACTCAACTTAATAAAGTAATAAATGCGTGTAATCATACTATAAATATTGTTACACTAAATTCTCATGGGACATGTCCTAAAATTTCTGATAAAAATGAATATTTGGATTATTTGAAAGCCAGTAAATTTAAAGGGAATATAAAAGGTACAGGAGCAATTAAAAAATTTGAACATTATAGGGATTTTTATAATGGTTTATTTTTTGAAGAGTTTTTTAGGTTATATTCATATAATGAAATAATTTTTAGTATAACTAATTATTACTTGGAACATTTTCAAATGTATAAATTAGTATATGAAAACGATACTATTAATAAGCATACATCATCATATGATATAGTACATATCATAAGTACATACTATAATTTATCATATAAACAAGTAAAGGAAGACTTTATATTATGTTATAATATAGAGTGTGATGAGCATTACAAAGATAAAATTGAATATTTTATAGAGGATTAAAAAAACAAATTAATTATGGGGTTTGATTTTGATATAGTTAATAAGCATCAAGATATTAATAATGAATTAAAAAATTCTGGATTATCATATGCCTATTTAACATGGAAAAATATTTTGAATACTTATTCGGATATTTTATACAGCGCTCACCAGGTTCATGAAGAACTATATGAAATAGGCGCCATGAATTATTATATTTATTATGATAAATCTAATGATTTAATTTGTCTTACTAAAATTATAAGTGATACCATCAGTTCTTATATCCCATATATGACATTACAAACAGCAGAAGATTCTTTAAGAGATGATAAAATACAAGAGTTACTTAAAAATTTAATAAACTCTGATATACTATGTAATGAAATTACAATACGATATAAGTATACTTATTGTAAAGTAAGTAGGCATTTTCCTACATATGATATTGAAATGGACGTCATTAGGTTTTTGATAAAATTATCATCTTATAATTTTGAGTGGACACTATTATTTAAATATTGTTCTCCATGGGATGATGAAATTATTGGTGCAAATAAAATAGTTATAAATACAAATTCATATAGAAATAACTTATCTGAAAATGATGTAAATGATATAGTGAAAGTATATAAACAATGTAAAAAGTATAATAATGACATTACATTTTTACCTAATATGCATGAAATATATGGTAGTATAGAAATATGTAATATGCCAACAGAAGCTATTAAAAATCCGTATTTTCATATAATGTCAGTTATAGAAACCTCTGTTAAGGGATATAATAAAAATATAGGAAAATTATTACCATATATTCAATATACCGAGAAACTAATATGTAAAAATATTTTACAAAGAAATAACTATATTAGTAATTTAGAAAAATATGTATTAAATACATGTACATACGAATATGCAATTACTATTACTGCTATGTATATTTTCCAAGCTTGTAATTATGATATTTTAAAGTATTTATATACAAGCAATAGTGTAGTTTTATCATTAGAAGCGAAATATAATCTGTCAAATTTTAAGATAAGAGAAGATATAATAACGTATTATGATTGTTTATGTTATTATTATGCCAGTAAATGTAATCAACAAAATAATTTACCTATAAAATATAAGAAGTAATGGGACAATTTGATCTTGATATAGTAAAGGAAGAAGTTAGAGAAGAGAATAATAGTACAATTAATGATATTAGTACTAATTTAATTTTTGAAAATATTTTTAATAATTTAAAGAGTAGTACTGTAAAAAAAGCTATTATTAAATATCCCAACTATGATAATACGTATAAAATAATTTATAAGGAACTTTATAATAGCATAGAGGTATTTTTAACTATTAAAAATAATGAAGTAATAGTTGTTTTAGATAATTCATTACCTTTTCATGGTGAGGGTGCAACACCTCACCCAATAATGCACCATATAATTTCAGAACTTAATGTTATTATTAAAAATATTAGTAAAATTTATAATAGTGCAGTAGATAAGAAGATATATATTACACATTGTAGAGTTGTTGGAAATATAAGAAGTAATATATATAGCTATGCTATGAAAAATATATGTGGTTTAAACCCATATTACTTTTATATAATTAACAAATTATATACTACATATGGAATAGAACCAATATTTTTAAAAACTCCTTGTATTTTAGGTACTCTTGATAATAGTATTATAGATCTAAATGCAAATATTAATACTGAATTAGAAACTATTTATGTATTTCCATTTATTACCTCTATAGAGGATGACAAATCCTTTTTAGAACTACAAGAATGCTATTATTTTACTGAAACCATTTTAGAGAATGACGTATATATAAAGCATAATTATAATGTATTATCAGGTTTTCCATATAATGATGATTATTATAATTTCTATGCATATAATGAGGATTATACCACATCAGATAATCGCCTTTTTACACAATATATGGAGGCATCACAATTTAAAAATATAAAACCTATACCATGTACATTTAAAGGGAAAGATGATGTATGTATAGGTAAGAAAAAAGCATCGTTAAATTTTTTGGTGTTTGCATTATCAGAAGAGGAGTATGATATAGCAGTAAGTAGATTAGTAATAATATATACCCTTTTTTATAAAGTAAAAGAATTATTGTATATACATAGAGGGGATGAAAAAGAATATATGTTTAAAGACCCTGATTTGATTGTTTATAAAATGGCTGCCCGTTTTAATAAACATCCTGCAGAAGTTTTACATGATATAAAAGCACGATATAATTGGATATGTACAAATTATGTAAATGAGTTAAATGATTTAATTAAAAAATATAAGGCTAAAAAATAAAAAGTTATATGGCATTTGATTTTGACATAGTTAAGCAACCAGATGATAGTATTATCACAGAAATAACATTTGAAACTATTAAAAATACATTAAAATGTAAAAATAAGCAGAAATATAAATCTAACGTAATTACTTATTATAATGATAATTCCATTACTATAGAGTATAAGTTAGATAAGATATTTGTACATATTCAAAATACTAATAATAATGTTAAAATATTAATTCAAGAGGATAACATTAGAGAAAGTACATATAGTAGATATGACCCATATGATGCTATACCATTAAGTACAAGAAAAATGAGACGTTCAACAAGTTTGGAAAGGCATATTGAGCATTTTGATAATATAGTAGATGACATAGTACAAATATTTTCTGCACTGAATATATCAAAAGATATATATGTAATGCAGTCATTTAATGATTTAGACTTTAAAAATTACAATAATACTTTATTATCAGCAACAACATTTTATGTAATTTCTAAATTATATAAATTATATAATATTAAACCGGTATTTATAAATGAAGGTGAATTTTCAAATAATTTAAAATTTGAAGTTAATTCTGAACTATGTACAATTATAGTTAAGCCATATTATTATCATGTTAATATTACATATATAGCATCTGATGATATAAAATATATAAATACTATTATTTCAGAAAATAGTGATTTATATAAACACCGAGGTTATAATGTTATAGTTGATTTAACCTCCACTATAGTAAATCCTAAAGAATTGCCAAATATTATGACCTCATTGCAGAATTATTTTAAAAATTCAATGTTTGAAAATGTACAACCAATTCCATGTAAATTTAATGACACCAAAAATTCTGTATTTTTTGATGATTTCATAAAACAGCGTATTGCTTATTATAAAAATTATGATGTATGTATAAGTAGATTTGTACGGACATATATGTGTAAATTTATGATAGGTTCACTATTGGTAGAAACTATAGATCAAAACGTACATATAGCATCGAAACTGGCACACCATTTTTATAGACCCGTTGATGAAGTTCTACATGATATAAAGGGACGATATAACTGGTTATGCCAGCAATATATAGAAAATTGAGGAAATAAAAAACTTATTAGGAAATTAGCATTATAATTATAAAAGTACATTTGTTTAATTATATAAATGGATATAGATAAGAATTTAAAAAATAATACTAAATTATCAAATGCTTTTAAAAGCTTTGTAAAGTATTTAAGTGAATTTAGTAATAATATGGACACTACTCATATAAAGAGGCATATTCCTCATGATGCTGCAAAGGATAATAAAAAGATAGAGAATCCTTTTAAGCAAGTTAATACGGATAAAACCAATAATATGAATAATATTAATACAAAATTGAAGGTTGATAAAGATGGTCAATTACTTATTCCATTTCCTGAAGATAAAAATGGTATAATATTTTCTAAATTTGTAATTGCTAATACGGATGTTCCTACGATTGGAGACACTACAATTTCTGATAAGCTTAAGAATATGACTATTGACTTCACAGTTGAAGATAAAACTATTATGGAAACCCGTCCTAATATTACACCATTAACAGTAGATAATCCAAATATTATACCATTAACAGTAGAACCAAAAATGATTGATGACCCATTTGATCCTGCTAAGACGTTTCATAGAGACTGTATGCCTTGGGAATATGGAGAATATGATGGTATTAGTACTAAACCTGATAATAATGTTAATACATCAATAGGAGATAAAATAAAAGATGATATTAATAAACTACTTATCGCAGATAATGATGGAAGTACTATTATTACAACTTTTGAAAAGAACCTTAACAGTATTCTTAATAGTATTGGTAAGTTCTTAAAAGAAAAGAATAAGAGATATGGAAATTCTGCCTTAGAACCATCTAATATGTTCTTTAAAGGAAATTCAGAAGAAGGTCTTAGAATTAGAATAGATGATAAATTAAAGAGAATAAAGAACTCTGATGTATTACGAAAGAATGATATTGTTGATTTGATTGGTTATCTTATTATTCTTTGTATTACTAAGAAGTGGTTCACATTTGATGAATTTATTGATTGAAATGCTAAATAATGTTAACACCTAAAAATAAAGTCCATAAAATTTTTATTTATGGATTTTATTTTTTATCTTTGTGTCATAATAATAAAACAAATAAAATTATGGCAACTAAAGCACAAGTAGTAGAACTACAAAACCGTATAGATGAGCTTCAGTCTCAACTTGAAAAAGAAAAAGATATGCATGAAGCAGAGTTAGCACATCTTAAGGCACAAGTAGAGAAAGAAACTCTACATGCATATAAGGAGAAAGTTATCTCATTTTTCGGGGATGAACTTAAAGAGTTTATTGCACGGGAAATTAAAGAGAACCTCCAGTTAAATGATGAAATGAACTATGGTTATGGCTCAGATCGTAATACTTTAGATTTAACACTTGTTTATAAAGACAAGGTATTAGGAGATGCAGCAATTTACCAATAAATGATAAAAGGAAATACATTTAAAGTATTTCCTTTTATTTTTTCCCATTTCTAAGTGGACACCATGAAGGTATCTATAGAATATCATTTGGATTATACATAGGTGCAATAAATGTTGCACCTGTTTCTGTTTTTACTGCATTACAGTATGCTTCTTTATCACCATCATGTGGATCATGTAAAATACAATTTGGGCATTCGGTGCAGTAATTTATAACGGTTGTATGTACTATCTATGTCATATAATTATTTATTAATTATTGTATTTGTGATAATTTTGAATTTGGATATTTTGATACATCGAATTTCCACCTCCATAACCATTATTACTCTATCCTAAACCACTATATGATTGTAATGGTGTAGTTAACTTACCTAAACTACGTGCTGACATTCTATAGAAATCTGCAAACTACTCATCACTAACTGCTGCTTCTTTTTCTACATATATTTCAAGCATCCTTTGAACTATCTATGTATGTGCAGTTGGTTCCTACTATTCTAACCAATCTAATAACCAATTTTGAAACATTGTTTGTTCAGGTGCTATACATAAGAATAAACATGTTACAGATATATCATCATGTATAAGTGTTCCTTCATATGCACCTTTACTATTCTTTCCAAACTGTTCAAGCTATGTAATAGATGATATATTAGGATCTGCATTATACTATCTAATAATGGTTTGATGTTTTCTCATCATCTTTTCACCAAGTTCACAATAATAATTTTTACCATGTTTACCAGTAGTAGTTCTAAATCCATATTGATATTTTATTTTACCATCTGCTGGTTGATTTACACCATTTGGTGTTTTTATAATTACTGCTTCATAATAACTTGGATGTGACATGAATTGATTTAACCAGTTACTACCATTAAAATTCCTCTCAAATAAGATACGAACATTATCTATATCATTAAATCCTGTTTTTAATATATTAAATGCTATATATTTTGCAGCCTCTGCACACTATACCTCATCTTTATGATTATCTGCATATAAGCCAATCTATCTGTACCTAACTACATCTGTTATATTAATAGGATGTTGATGATCTCTATTTTTTTCTATACGAGCAGGTGATAATAATTCAATTTTGAATATATTAATAATATTATAATCTGCATCTTTCTTACCAGATGCTCCAGCTTCTATACCTTGTGCAGTATCAATTACAAATAAAAATGCAGAATGAAGTAATTCATAATATGTTAATCGTTCAGGATTAAAATCTGGTGACCATAATATTTTATCGGCAATTTCAGGCGGTGTATCATATAATTCAATAGGTTTGAATTCCTATTTAATTCTATTCATAAATTGAATATAATTAGAACCTACAAGACGAGTTGCATTAGATTCAAAAGATAATCCGAATTCTCGATTAAACATTTCATCACCTAAATCTTCTCGTTGTGCTCGTTCCCATTCTTCATCTCTTCCTGGAACTTCCCACCAATATACTTTGGTAGATACAAACTATTTTGTTTCTGCAATAACTTCAGGATCTGCCATATCAGATGGAACTGCTTTAGAAAATATTTTGTAAAATAAATTTCCCTTACCACGAGGGGTTGATGACATTATAATCTATGCACCACGGAATGATGACATAGTTGGATAAATTGAAGCCCAATATTCATCTATAATATTAGGTGCAATAACTGCAGCCTCATCTACATATAATAACTGAATAGAATCACCGGTAGCCGGTGTTTTTGATGCAGCTGCAGCTTTAAGTGACGAACCATTTTCAAATTTTATTTTATTAGAACTTAAATTTATAATACCAGGTTTCATAAAGAACGGTAAACCTTCTAATACATCTTTAATTTTACTAATAATTTCCTAACCTGTTGTTGCTTTATTTGCAGTTACTAATGAAGTCTTATCGCGGTGAAATACTAAGAACCATACAAAATATGCAGCAGTTGTTGTAGTTTTACCAGACTAACGCGATGTCATTACAATAATTTTTGGGTATGCAGGTACAATGGTTTCAGAAACAGTATCCCATTTTTCTGACCCATATAAGTATATTAATCTTTCTTGATATTCACGTAGTTTAACAAGTGTATGTCCTTTATCATTCTTAAACTTTGCATAATGTTTTACAAAATATAAACAATCCATACTACAATGTTCAAGTACATTTCTTTCTTCATCAGTATAATCAAATATTATGCCAGCATCTCTATATTGCATCTATCCATGCCAAAAAGGGTTTAGATCTTGTTTACCTGTTTTATCTTTTAATATATTATTGATTACTTCTGTTGAATATACTTTCTATCGTTTTTCTTTTTCTGTTTGTTTATCAAGTGCATTACTTCGTATGTCTGTAGATTTACGAACTCTTGCCATATTTTAATTATAGTTTAAATAATTTCAAATATATTTATTATATAAAAAAATCATTTTTTTTATATATTTTTAAAAAAACTAAAAAAACATGTGATTTTTGTGCTATTTTAATAGTAAAATGGAAGTAAAATATAGTAAAAACTTAAATATTTTAGGAAAAATTACTCAGTTTTTATAGCCCAGGTGGAGGGTACTGTAATTAATAAAATAATTATAAATTATCAAAATACTGCTGGTATGTCTTCCCATACTGTAACATTACCAGTCATTGAAGCATTATTAACTAATGTTTCATAATTCTATAATTTCTATTTTAATCTTAATAATATTTCTTCCACATCTGTACTACCAGTTGTATTACCTTCCTATAATAATAATGGATTTCGTGTAATAATTCCTGCTGCTTCATTACTTGCCCATGGAATCCACTCTTGTTTTGTTGGGTCGTATGCTTTAACTTTTGCCATAAATTAATTATTTTACTATATTTTCTTCTATAACTTTATCCTTTTCACAAAATATAACATTATCATATTTAGATAAATCTAATCTATCCTTATCATATGATATAGCTGTATGTTTATAATTAGGATTATTTTTTAATATATCATTAATATGATTTTGTATATTTTCTATATCATTATTATCTACTTCACCTATAACAGTTATAAGAATATCTCCATATGCAACTGTATATATATTATATTTTGTATCTTCTGGTATAGTAATTCGTTTAATAGATGATAACTTATTATACAGGGCTAAACTAAAAATAGGTAAAGATATAATATTTTCATTTAAACTATTTTTAATAGTAAAATCATCATAGTTATTATATACATTGAATATAATATGATTTGTACTATCAGATGGGTTTTCTACACCAAAATCAAATAACATATTATTACCAAAAACATTATCTGAACATTCATAATGTGTATTATCTATATATACCTTTAACCCACTATTAGATAATTTCTTTATATCTATATTATATCCTATAATAGTCTTAAATTCAGGAGTTTGTTCTATAGAAAATGTAATATTATTTTTTACTTGTATATATTCTCTATATGTTGTAACTAACATATTATTATAAAACCACTTTTCATATGTAGTTTTAATAACATTTACATTATTATAATTATCATATGCTACTCGACATGGATAATATCCTATAATAGTCCATGTAATTACATATGTAGAGGGTTCATCTAAATCAGGTATGATATTTTTAACAGGCATAATACTAACCCAATTAGCATTATCTAAGCTTAAAGGCGTATTAAATTTTGAAATATTCCTTGTATCTGGAGTTATAAGATTAATCTGAGCTTTATCCATAAAATATGGATATAATGCACAAATGCTATCATCATTGTTAGTATTCTGTTTTAAATATATCTTACCATAGTTTTCATCGATAATACCATTATAATTACTTAATACCTTATTATTAGATTTTACTATAAATTTATCTATATATGCAGCTTTCTTAATACGATTTGTTACTTTTCTATTTGGTATTTCTGCATATTGATATGATAAAAATAAACTAAATTCATCATAATTATTACTTATTATAATATCATTCCATACTTCATTATAATTTGGTAATTTATGTGTTATATTAGATGGTATACCACTCTTATGTAGTCGTATAATATAAGTGCTATTAGGTTTTATAATTCCATTTAGTTCATGGTATTGTAATTCCTTTTTATCATTTACATATAATAAGTATAAACCTGTAATATCAAGTTCATCGTCTTCAGATGTATTATATAATTCAATAAAGCCATAATCATATGCGGCATCTGGATGTGTAATATTTCCTCCTAAGTAAACCTGCGTTATTTTAAGATTTTCATTTATTATATTATTCAACTTAATTGTAGGTTTTGCTAATGCATCAGTAACATCAATTTCAGGTTTAGATAATGTAGCACTATATGTAGTAGGTGTAGCAGCATGAGTTGTTGTATTACCAGATATTTCATAGAATTTATTACTCTTATATACATACAACTTCCATTCACTTTCATCTTCATTAGATGCAAATATAATTTCCCCATTTACTAAATTTAATGGATTATTTTGGAAATCACTAAATTTTCCATATTTTATACCTATATTTGTTACAGTATGCAGAGGTTGATTTGTAAATGAAGAATGTTGTCCTACTGTGTAATCACCAGCTATAATACCACTATTAATTATACCACTAACTTTTTCATATTGTTGCTGTAATGCAGCAACTTGAGTAGTTAATAAATCATATTGAGATTGTGTTGCAGGTATTCTACCTGTTGTAGTATCAATCCATAATATATTCTTAGATGCAGGTTCAGCATCCTGTACTGCGACTTCTGAAAATCCTATTGGATACCATCCAGTTTGTCTTGATGTACCTACATAATACATGTAATATGTTTCATTTTCTTTCACATAGCATATATTACCAGGATATAATCTATTATCTGGGATATTCCTTAAATCTGCAACAGTATCTACAGATTTCATTGCACCTTTTACATCTTCTGATTGTGTAATAGGGAATGTTTCATTTTGTGGTTTTAATATATCTCCTACTTTAATTGCCATTTTTATTGAAATTCAATGATTATATTTTTGGCACTTGTAATGACAAATGCTACTAGCTATATAATAGAGCCTATTTATGCTGTAATTTATAGTATAGT